GAATACCCGAAGCGTTTTCTTTAAACTGTCTTGCTATCTTCCCAATCATACTACCTCTGGCAGTATCACTAAGACTGTCCTTGATATCTACAAAGCTAGCACCTTTAAACTTACTGAATTGTTTGTCGCCAAGAAGATCGGCAAATCCGGGTTGGCTAGTCTCACCCCCAGAAAACTCCCATCTATTTTTTTTACCGGGCTTTCTAAATACTCCCGCATAACCCCTGATGGAAGCTTCGGCCAAACTTCCACTGATAGCGTTTCTTTGTTCATCAAGAACTTTTGTTATTTCTTTTTGATATTCTGGCTGCTGTCTAACTGATTTTGGACCTCTACTAGCTATCTTGGACAAGCTTTCCTGAAGAGGTTTTCTTACATCTCTATCAAAATCTTCTCTGAATGTATCGCTAGGATTATACGATCTAATTGTAGCTTGGACTCTATCAATCTGTGTTCCCGCCTTCTTTTTGGATGCAATTCTCTTTTTAAGAACCGGGGCTGCTGTGCCAGCATCTCTTAGCGCCGTACCTACTCCAACATCCAATAGTTCCTGATCACCACTTTTACCTCCGCTCATTACCAGAGCACCTACCCTATCCCTAGTGCCCGCAAATCTAAGACTTCCGCTCTTTAACTGCTGCCTTTTTGGACCACCACCATTACTGAAACGCTGTATTGACCCACCACGACCACGCTTATTCATGTTATGAAGATTGCCAGCCCCAAGGCTTTTTACGGAACTCTTCTTGATAACAAATTCGCCCGGAGTTAACATCGCAGGAACGGTATCCCTGTTGCCTTGACCCGGAACTACGCCCCCACTGGCAAACCTTTTAATTGGCCCACCGCCCCCTCTGGTGACAGGTGTCCTAAGACCTCTAGCAAAAGAGGGAATCGCCATACCTATTCTAAGTGTAGAAAGTGTTACAAGCATGGGAAGCAGTGGAGTAAGAGCATCCGCCACCTTAATGAAAGCAGAGGCTAGCTTAAGCCCCAAATCGACCATGGTGCGGAATGATTCGCTGTCAGCCACCTTACGCACCAGTGCCGAAAATTCTTCTTTAACTTTAGATATCTGTACCTGCAAAGCTTTCTGAGCTTTTTGAGCGTCGGTTGTAAGAGAGTTAGCTCCCCTTTGGGCAACGGTGTAAGCTCTAGTGGCCACATCAAATTGCTGGATTAAGGGGATGACTTTACTGATCTGACGGAAACCACCAAGCTGTTCGACGATCTGGTTGAATCTGAAGTCCTTGGGGTCCAAGGTTTTAAGTGCCTGACTCAACCTTCTAATAGCTTCCATCGGACCAACAAATTTACCCCTAACATCCTGCAACTGGATACCCAGTTTTTTTAGCTGGTCGATGGTTTCTACGCGCTGTATTCTGGTAAAGATAGTACGGAAACCAGTAGCGATTGTTTCAGCACTTTCTCGTGTTGTGGCTCTAACAGAAGTAAACAGTCCAATAAGTTCATTTAAATTGCCACCGGCAGACTTAAACACTCCACCAGTACGACGTACTGCGGTAATTAAATCGGCAGATTCTACGGCGAATTTCTTTGATACAGCATTGATAGCACCCAACTGCTTTTCTAAGTTGGCAATATCTTGCGCAGTAGTTCTTCCCTGAGCACCAAACTGTCTCAGGATGGCAATTGCCCCTTCTGTGGTTGCCGTTAAATTATCAAACGTAGGAGCAAGATCTGTTTTGGCCAATATGTTCATGGCCTTGGCAGTTTGCCTAGCGGTCAAACCTGCCTGAGCTAGTGTTCTGGATACCGTCAGCAACGAAGAGGATGCAACACCCATAGTGGTTGCTGTGTTCGTAACTGCTGAAGTGAAGTCTTTGAGGTCTTTGGTGGTCTTTCCTGTGACCTGACTGATTTTAACTAATTCTCTTTCAAAACCTATTGCTTCTTTGGTGGCATTTGTAATTGCTCTCGCCAGACCCACTATTGCTGCGGTGGCAATGGTGAAACCGGCAAATCTCTTTGCGGCTAGACCAGCATTTCTACCGAAAGCCTCCATACTATTGCCAGCTTCATCGGCACTTCTTCTTGTTCTCTCAAGAGCGGTTCTTGTTGTTTCTAGATCCCTAGTGTCCGCTTCAACCCTAACCGTAACTACTACGTCCCTAAGCTCACGCCTGATAGTTCTAGCAACATCTCTAATATTGACAGCCTGAATGGTAAGCTCTGCTGTCAAATTAAATCTACTGGACATAGTTATTAACCCCTAGGATATAAAAAATATGGGCGTACTGGTAGCGCAAAAAATTCACGCTATCCAGTACACCCACACTTCTACCCGTTAGTTTTCTGCTTCTTCAGTTTCCTCTTCGGTCTTTTTCTTTCTTGTAGCTCTTTTCTTTTTAGTTGCCGTCGCGGTCTCAGTTTCCTCACCGGGCTTATTGATCGGCTTTCCAGAGTCATCTAGAAACGGTTGAAATTCAACCACATAATCTCCCTCTTCAGTAAGAGTATTGCCTTCAATATCAATAAAATATTCTTCACCTTTATCATCATAGGCAATGAAACGACCTTCTTCATTGATAAGTCTTCCTTGGCTATCTACAAGATGTCCATCATCATTGACTAGTCTAAGATCTTCATTAACAAATGAATAGTCTTTTAAAAACTTATTTTCAGGAAGGTTATTATCATAATTAGGATCGAGATCATACAGCATATTGGCTAGCTGGCTGGCGGCCTCTACAGCCCAAGGCTGGGAGGCAACAGTATCATAATCTTCGAGGGTCTCGAATTTTTTAACATTGTTGTTGTCTGAACTTACAACACACTCTCCTATTAGAGCATTAAATCTGGCGTTGTCTGCCTGACCTTCAGCCGTATTACCATCCATGACTGTTCTTTCGGCAATAAGATCTCTTAGCTCACCTCTAGCAACTCTCATGTCTAATGCTAAAGTTTTAGCTTCAGACAAACTAATTCCACCCTTAGCCAGCTTCTTTTCGCCTTCTAGAATGGTTTTATTTACATCATCATATTGTTTTTGCTTGGTGTCATCCCAGATACCCTGCTCACGCATATGATCTTCGAGCTTCTGTCTAAGAAGTGCGCCCGATTCCAAGGCGTCTCTAAAAGCTCGGTTATAGGCCAACTGGGCCTCCCTTAGATGGTTAGACTTCGGCTTCAAGACGGCCACCTTTACTTCGTTACCATCTTCATCATTAGACACAACAACTCTAACATCATCAGACATTTTCGTCCTCCTCATTTTCCACATTAATAACAGGTAGTGTTACGTGATATCTTTTCCAACTGATATCGTACTGAGCGACCTCAGTTTCTAGATTCCTAATCTGAGAATTTCCTCGGTCTAAAATTTCTGCTCTCGCTTCATCAAACAAATTCTTCATGTGTTCTTGTTCTGGGGTCAACTCTTCAGAGTTACCATGCCCCCACAGAAACCCAAAAAACTTCTCTACCGTACTTAGAGAACCAATCATTGTAGTTTGTATTTTTTTCTTAGCTATCTTAGACAATCTACTTGCAGAAGCTTCCTTGTACTTCTCTTCTTTTTTCTGTTTAAAATCCATAGAAGCTTTTATTAATTGATTATAATCCTGATCCATTTTATCCTCCCTTCTTATCTACGATTTTTGAATTGTTCTCTGGCCTGAGCCATTATACCACGTCTTACATCCGGTAACTGTGAATCCTTAACAGGTCCATCTGCTTTGTCTTTATAAATCTGTCTTTCCTTCTTGATCATAGTCGCTACATCATCATTCATAGACTCAACCTCAAGAGCATCCTGTCTATTGTGAGCCATAACAAAGATGTCATCAGCTTCAGAATTTCTTCCAAGAACTCCCTCGGCTTTTTTCTTCTTCTTTTCTTGTTCACTTTTTCTTCTTTGATGAATTAGCCATCCATCTAAAAGATCGTCATCCTCTATAATTTCTTCTGCTGGGGCTTCTGGAGATTCATAAACACTGTCATATAACCCAGACCACATACAAAGACTCTTTTGTTCTGAAGTAAATTCGGATGCTGGCTTTCCAAAAATAGAACCCTCTTTTTTACTGGCTGACCAAACCTGTCTCCAACTATCGCTTCTAGACAACTCTCTAAATTGTTTATCTGACAACATGTCATCTCTAAATTTTTGTAATATAGTAGAAATACCGCAAACTCCCCAATTGAAATGTGTTCCATCTTCAAAATATGTACAGTTTTCTATAATCCAATTCCATCTAGCATAAGTTGAAAGACCTTCACATGTAACAAAATCATATGAATGTTTTTTCACTATCACTTTTTGAAGCTGTTCTTCCATATTTCTCAAAATTTTTCTTCTTGTCTCTCTCTCCTGTAGTTTAAATGCGTCCTTAAACATTTCAACTTTAATATTTTCTATGTCCTTGGGTATTTGTTCCTCTCTCTTGACATCCAGAGGTGTCCACATATCATTTTCTATCATGATATTCAAGATGTCCTTAGATGTAAATATTCCCCGATCTTCTGCTAGCCCATAAGTTTCACGAAAAACTTCTTGAGCTATATAATTTTGATCAATAGTAGCAGGCTTAACTATAACAGAAACATTCTTTGGTAATTTGTATCTGGAATATCCAGCTATTATTTTAGCTAGTAAAAACTCCTGCTGATAAACTTCCATATCTCACCCACTAGATATAAAAAAAGTCAGTTCGATAACTTGCCTGTCCTTATATTTACATATAGGCTATCGCTTACGAACTGACAAAGGAAGGGGGCTAGTAATTTCCTAGCCCCGCAAAACCCTCTATTTATCTTAGATAAGTCCAGTGTTATCAATACGACCAGTTACATCAAGCTTGTTGAAGGTTGAGTAACTATAAGTTACGGTCGCGTTACCCCCACCGGTATCTCCACCAGTGTAAGAAACACTCGACAACTTGTTCTTAGTACCAAGGTCAAGAACAGTACCAGCATCGTCTTTGATAATGATGGTTCTGTTGCTCAAGTTCTCGTAGTCGCCAGAAACGCCAACCAAGTCACCAGTGGTGGAAACGGTTTCGAATTCTGAAGTAATTTCAAACGGGAACGTAGCGTATCGGTGGAATGGACCGAAACGACCAAGTTCCAGAATGTTTTCACGACCAAGGTCAGCACTAACGCTGATATTCTGGAGGTGACCCTTGTTGTCGCCAACATTGGGAACATCGCCGGGAATAGTTGAACCAGAAATATCAATCTTGGTACGTCTTACAACACCAGAAGGAGCAGCATCGTTACCATCGAACGTGTTGAAAGTACCGTCAGCACCCATTGCTGTGCTAATTCTGCCAGCAACGTTGGAGTTAATAGCTTCGTGTGCTTTGTTCCAAGCCTTATCGTTGCCAACAAGCGTAACAGATTCAGTGGCGTTACCATCTACGGGATACGTATAAGCAACGGAACTGACATACATACCAGAAGCCATCATGACTGAGTTCGGAGTAACACCCGAAATGTAGTCGTTGGCGTCATCAAAGATGGCTAGATAAACATCGCATCTATCATTAGAACCGGCAGCAATACCGTTTCTCGCGTTGCGAGCAGCCATCAAGTAAACCAAAGCCGTGCCGTCGATAACCTTTTCAATGGTTACTTCAACGTCAGCAACTTCTTCCATGTTCTCGTAAATTTCAACCTGACCGAATTCAAAAGCTTGGTCAAGGGTAAAGTTACTGGTTACACCAACACTTTGGACACCAAAGACGGAGTATTTACCGGCTGGTAAAGTACCCATGGGTGTGATAGCAACTCCTTGGCAAGCATAAAAGATTCTTTTATTTTGAGCCATTGAGATATCTCCTCGTTATTTTCGAAAAATGTTCTATCCAGCTTAATCGTCTAGTAGGGCTAATCTATAATACACCAATTTTATCAAAATTGCTGTAAAATATCATATTCCAGTTACCTCTGTGGTCATCCGAACAGTACCAACGTAAAGATTTGGATTCAACATGCTTAAACCCTGAGATACACAGGTTGGTATAAACATCTTTTTCCAGCGTAATCCACCATCTGCCGTATCCGATACCAAGTCTGGATATCTTCCGCTGGCAAGAGCATGAGTTGTTAACTCACCCCTGTAATTCAAGGGGTATTTATTTTGTGTGGCAAGTAAGTTAGTGTCAAACATCCATAGCGTTTTTTCTTCTTGTAGGGTTACAGTGTCTACTAACTGCGAAGCGGTATATTCCTCTTCCGCCAAAACATGTAGTAGGACATCTGTATAGGCTCGTCGAGTAGAGCCTAATTCATGAGGTTCAAATCTTCTTCTAGGAACCACCTCTACCGCTATCGCGGGAAGCTGAACTCTGTTTTGCCCCAATTGAGACCAATCGCCAGATCCTGTCTGGAGAAAATGATCACTGTCAACTCTCTGTGAGTTATACTGAATTTCTCTAAACCAAGGAATTCCCTCGGCTTTAATAACGTTTACCCACTTATAGCTAAATTCAATTGATACAGTGGAAGTTGTAGGAATAGCTGAATCAAAAACAACCCTACCATTTGGATAGTCTACATGATGTGCGTATGTACCGACACCAGTTCCGGGTTGAAAGTCTCCCCCGACATAAACACCGGATATTTGAATGGGTTGAGTACTAGGAGCAACCCCGGTTTCCCAAACCCAGTTAGATCTATACCCCTCCCAGACCTGCCCAGCAGTATAATTAGGATCATCTACTAGGCGAAGCTTATGCTTATCACCACCATACAAGCCGCTTGCTGGCATATTTACATTGAAGTATCCGCCAGCTTCAAGGAGTCCCCAGTTAAAAAACTCTATTACATTATCGCTGATCTGCGTAGAGATCATAGAATTTGCTATGTTGCTTACACCTTTTAGTTGTGTATAGTCTGGCATAATATCATCTCATATGTCTTTTTATTATACGACTTATCTTGTCGTCTGAACCCTTAAAAGCTCTAGTTATAAAGTTGTTTTCTTCTGTACCTGAAAAACTTGGGTTGACTCTAAAAGTTCCGCCTTCTGACATTGATGCGAGGCCGCTTCTTCCAGAACCGTCTTTATATTCGACCTCAAACTCTGTAATTATAATTTTATCCCCAAGAGTCAAAAGCCATTTCAGCCAAGGCAAAGCGGTCCCCTTCTCTGTAACGACTTTAGCATTTGGCAAATTCAATAAATTAGAAAGGTCTTTTGGTTGAATTTCTATAGCGAGTCCCCCAGAAAACCCGCCTCTACCCCCTCGAACTAATTTGAACTCTACATCTACGCTGGCAACAATTGCTTCTATAATTTCTAATGTTGGGTCTATTTCTTTAGGAATACCAAAAGCCCCCCTCAACTCACCATTTCTTAAAGATTGAATTTCTGGGGATACTTTTAATAAGTCTCTTACAAGCGCCTTCAAGTCTCTTTTAATTTTGTCAACGCTTAATCTTAATTTATTATTAAATTGTTCCGCAATACCTTGTGACAACTTTCTTTCTATGGTCTTTACATCGTCTTTTAAATTGATTCTCACTCTTAAAGCGCGAGTCATTATCCCCTCCTCTCCCAAAAGTTTACAACATATTTTACCGGATTTTGTTTAAACCCTTGGGGATAAGAGGAACCCATTCTTTG